ACAATAGTTTTTCAGAACCATGGATGGTTATTTCTAAACCGCCCCCCCTTAAATGGTGTATTGGTTTTATTTTAACACTTTTTTTAGTAGTTCTAATAGGAATATTAATAAATATGTATCTTTATAACTATACATTAGAGATGGTCTTAAATAGGTTTATACCATGAAAAATGAATTAATAGAAGAACTAAAACGACAAGAGTTTAAAAATAAACTTCCTGCTTCTATGACTATGTATTTAACTTTTATAGGATTACAAGATAAGGACAGTAAAAAAGGAAAAGTCATGGAGAACATGATTATTAACAACGCGCCATTACATATCGAGAAGCGAGGAGAAAAAACAATATTTGAAATACAATTAAAGAAACCACTACCACAAGACGCAATAGATAGAATTAAGCGATATAAACGGTTTAAAGTAGCAATTATGACTACTGATGATCCATTACCTCTAACAGCACTAAGTAGTGTTAATCTAGGATGTTTTAGATTTTTAGCTTGGTTAAATAACGCTAAGCTAATTAAAAACAATCCATTAACTTTTACAGGAGTATGGGATAATTATAGACAGCACTTATTATTACCACAAAGATAATGGCTAGAAGAAAATATAAACGATGTGAAGTATGTGGTAAGCAATTAGACCTAGAAGATGAAGATATATGTCATCAATGTCAATACATGATGATGTATTGTAGGGAGATATATAAAAATGAGCGTGATGAGTAAGGATGTAAGATTACACAAACCAGGAGAAAAGATTGCTAAAAAACCCTGGGATGTGAGAATGGAATCTTTCGGGGGAATACTATATCGAGAGAACGTGTTGGCAGATTATCTAATTCCTCCCTTAGTAGAAGATATTTTTCCATTATTAATAACTACTTGGAATAAAACAGAAGGTAGAAGTTTCTTAGTAATTATAGATACTAGGACCGCATTTAATTTATATGATAATAAAGACGCAACAACGATACTCAATATGGAAGATAGTCCAAAAGACAAGGACATGGAACTGAAGCATAAAAAATATTTAAAGGAGGTAAAAAATGCACTCAATAATATTAGCACATGGTACCAAGAAACAACACAAGAGATTTCACGATTGGCTTATGAGCCGAAGGTATCCTCTAGTAGGAAAGTTCAGGAAGGGTTACGCAAAGCCATCAGTAAGCGAATTGAAACTATGGGATATTAGAATCCCTAGAGAATGTTATCCTTATATGAAGAAAGACCTTAAAGAAAATGTAAGTATGGACTATACTACAGAAATAAGAAAGAAAGGTAGTGAGTTTATATCTATGGGAAACTTCATAAATTGGGGAATTAAACTTATACAATGGATCACACCCTTTAAATCACCAAAGAAATGGTTAGATGAATATAAAATTCCAAAAGAGTATAATCCTCCTAAAGATTTGAACGGATGGTATCAAACTAAAGAATTAGGAGGTATGCCCGATCCAGAAGATAACGAAGGGAGAGAAGTGTTATGATCCTCGGAGGTTTCATTATAGTATAAGGGTTTTGTTCATTTTTCCCCTATGCTGAGAGGGGGTAGTCCGAGGATGGGTTATTTTGTTTCCCTTTGCTTTCTACCCCCTCTCCTCTATTACAATGGTTAATACTAAACAGAAAGGAGCAAGAAGAGAGAAACAAGCCAAAGAACTCTTAGAGTCTGGTGGTTGGTTAGTAGAGAGAGCTAAAATGGGTTCTCGATTTGAAAAGAATAAAGACTTTTTTCATTTATTTGATTTAATAGCATTAAAGAAAGTAAATGGTATAACTTATCATAGATGGATACAAATAAAAAGCAATCGGTGTCCTAAGAAAGTAAGAGAAGAAATAAAAGAATTCTCTAAGAATTATCTTGGAGAAACAGACATTGCGGAAGTATGGATATTCAAAGACCGTAAGGGTTGGGAACGAACGATTATGTAGAAACACTTATATATAAGTATCTCTCTATATTAGACATCATATTTCATATTCATGAGTATTAAGACGCGCGTTAAGACAGTGTTGGGCGGAATAATTCCGTGGCAATCACACAGAGATGTAACTAAGCCTCTCAGTTCTGGAACAGTTATCGGAATGGCTGATGGAAAAGCTCCAATTTATAAGGCAGTTATACCTAAGTTTCTTTACAAACCACCCTATGGGTATCCAAGATTTGTAGACATACCTGAACTTAGAAGGTTGGCAGCAACACCTTATGTTTCTATGTGTATTAATACTATCATAGATGAAATCGCAGCAATTCCTTGGGACATTGTACCTAGAGAAGATTTAGACACGCCTCAGGGTGAAGAAACCTCTAATCCCGTAGAACATATTAAAGAGGTAAAAGAGTTCTTAAATAATCCAAATGTTAATAAGGAGAATTTTAATATTATTCTGAGAAGATTACTAAAAGATATTTTAGAATTAGATTCTGCAGTATTAGTTAAAGTATTTAATCAAAAAGGAGAGCTCTGCGAAATATACGCCAGAGATGGCGGAACCGTTACTATGAACCCCGACATATATGGAACATTTCAGCAATGTGATGAGATCGTACCAACATGGCAACTAGCGTCTAAAGATAAAGAAGAATACGAAGAATATATGAAAAAGAAACCCGCATACTTCCAATATGGATGGATTACTGGAGCTAGACCAATGCCTTTCGGAACTAGAGAGATTATTTATATGATGCGTAATCCTCGAACAGATAGCATTTATGGTAGAAGTTCTGTAGAAATTTTAATGGATACTATTCAATTATTAATATATGGTCAAGATGCTAACTTAGATTATTTCACAGATAATAATATTCCTAAAGGAGTATTTAGAATGATCGGAGCTACTTCTGACGATGTTAAGGCTTTCAAAGAACAATGGCAGACCGCAACCAAACTTAAGAACGAAGTTGGTGATTGGCGTAAAAGATGGTGGCATATGCCTATTCTTAATGTCGATGGTAACTTTGAAAGAATACAATTTTCTAATGATGAACTTCAATTAATCTCACAACAAGAATGGTTTACTAAGATGGTATGGGCTAACTTTGGAGTTACGCCATCAGAACTAGGATATACTAAAGATTCTAACAAAGCAACAGAAATAGTACAATCTAAGGTATTCAGAAGAAAAGCAATTAGACCAATATTACAATTATTAGAACATCACTTAAATACTGAGTTAATCTGGCAAGAATTCTACGAAGATGTTAAATTCTCATTTGATACAGACGATTTAGCAGAGAATCTAGATAAAGCAGAGTTATATGAGAAATACTTAAAGAACGGAATAAAATCTATTAATGAAGTAAGGGAAGAAATGGGATTACCTCCTGTAGAAGACGGAGACAAACATAAAGGAACTGGAAACGACTTTAATCCTTTCGAACAACAAAACAATAATCCGTTTCAAGAAGAAGATAACGAAGAAGAAGATAAAAAAAAAGATACTAAATCCATAGATATTGAAACTCTTATCAAAACTCAATTAAAACAACAAGAAAAGATCATTCTTAATTTATTAAAACAAACTCTACCCGGAAAATCTAAGATAGAACAAATTAAGGCATTAGATAATACTCTTATAAAGAAAATAATAGGAATACTGAGTTTAGATTCTATTAATGAAGGAGTTAAATCAAATATACGAACTGCTTACTTGGAAGGACATGAACAGGGAGAGAAGGCAGTCAATAGAAATGTTCAGTATAATAATAATGCAGTTACTTTCTTAGAAGATTATACTTTTGACAATGTTAAAGATATTAGTGAAGAAATAAAGAACGATTTAAGACAAGAACTACAAAGAGGAATAATGTCGGGAGAACCATATTCTAAAATATCTGAAAGAGTAAAACACGTATTCGATGTTCATGATAGTAGAGCAAAAGCAATCTCAGTCACTGAAATAACTAGGGCCGAAAATGCTGGAATGAACGAAGCGATTAAATCTTCAGGAGTAAAGGGTAAGAAGAAATGGGTTTCTGTTATAGATAACAAAACCTCACCAATATGTAAAGCATTAAATGGAACAATGGTCGGAATTAATGATAAATTCGAATATAAGGGAGAAGAATACGATTACCCTCCCGCACATGTGCAATGCAGATCAAAAATTGTTTTCGTTCCAGAGACGTAATGAGCAGAACAAACGGTAAGATAGAAAAAAGGTGTTATGTGCAAACCTTTATATAGGAGGAAAGTTTAAAACTAAGCATCATGCAATCTGAAAGAAAAGTTTATAGTTTTGTTACAGATTCTTTAAATTATGAGACCGTAGAGACAAAAGAAGGAAAGACATATTATGTTTCAGGATATATTAGCACTTATGATAGAGATTTAGTAGATGATATAGTTACTCCTGCAGGAATGAAAGGAATGCTCGATCAATTACAAAGAAGAGCAATTAAATTAGATTTAGAACATGAAGCATTTAAGGGAGATTCTCATTTAGAAAAAGAAGTAGCAAAGACTAAGATTCCAATAGGTAAAATCATAGAAGGAAGAATAGACGAAAAAGGTTTATTTGTCAAAGCTAAATTAAATTCCAATCATAGTAGATTCAAAGAAGCATGGAACAGTATTAAAGAAGGATTTCTAGACGCATTTAGTATTGCATACATACCAATAAAGACCGTTATGAAAATGGTTGATGGTTCACAAGCAAGACTATTAGATAATGTAAGACTATTAAATGTAGCATTCACGGGAAATCCTTGTAATCCTCACGCAACGATGGCAGAAGTTTTTACAAAATCGTTGAATGATATTAATGAAATAGGTGAAATTAAGATGGCATCTGAAGATGAAAAGAAACAGGAAGAACAACCAACAGAAGAAGAAACTCCTGTAGAAGAAGAAAAAGAAGAA